AAGGAGATTTGATGTATACCCATGATGATTTGGAACATAAAAAAGATAAAGTGTCTTTTACTCCAAATACTATTAAGTATACCGCTAAAGGTGAAGATGCTGATAAGATTAAAAAATCTAAAATAGGTATTGTAGTTCATACACAATATCATGGCGATACTGCCGCTTCAATGAAAGCAGACCCACATCCAGATTTACATAATTTTGGCCAACATTCTGATGTATGGATGAAACATCCAGAACACGACACAAGTAATATACATTATTCCGATAATGACCAAGCCGAGTTCCATAAACATATAGAAGCTGCACAGAAGATACATGATACACATAAAAAAACCATGTATAAAAATACTTTGCCCCATGCCGGCGAAGCAAGTCATTTAGCAACGTATATTAATCAAACTGTTAGAACGGATGAGAAACCATCTGCTGAAGGTTTAAAAGACCACATATCAAAAGTCTATGGTAAAAAAACACCAGTAAAAACACCAGCAGCTCAAGGCCGTAGACAGGCAGAATTAAATGCACACCATAAACATATTGATGCACATAAAAAAGATTATGATAATTTGTTAAAAATGCATAACCATTTACAAAAAGCTAAAGATGTATTAGTGAGTAATCTTAACCAACACACAGGCGGTTTGGAACATCACATAGATACTAAACCAACTGATCCAGAAGGATATGTTGTACACCATGCGGGTGAACCAACTAAGTTAGTTAACCGTAAAGAATTTGCAAAGGCCAATTTACTAAGAACAAATAAATTTGATAAAAAACCAAAAGAAGAAACTGAAACAGCATGAAATCATTTTTAGAATTAGTAGAAGAATCAAATAAGGCAAATAAACCTGTCGTGATGGCTTTTGGTCGCATGAATCCTCCTACAACTGGTCATTTAAAACTTATTGACAAAGTTAAACATGAAGCAGAAAAACAAGGCGCAAAACACACAGTTATAGTATCTCATTCACAAGACAGTAAAAAGAATCCTTTGTCTGGTGAACAAAAAATTAAACACCTTAAAAGATATTCACCTGGTACTCATTTTGAAACATCTAATAAAGAGCATCCAACAATATTACACCATGCAGCTAAACTTCATGACAAAGGCCATGACCACTTAACTGTTATTGCTGGTTCCGACCGTGTTAAAGAAATGCACAGTTTGTTACATCAATATAATGGAGTAAAAAGTAAACACGGGTATTATAACTTCAAAAAAATAGAAGTTAAGTCTGCTGGTCATAGAGATCCTGACGCAGAAGGTTCAGAAGGTATGTCCGGTACTAAAATGAGGGAACACGCCAAAAATAAAGATTTTAGTTCTTTCCGGCAAGGTGTTCCGCATCATGTATCGGATGAACACGCAAAAGAACTCATGCACGATGTTCGTAAAGGAATGGGACTACATGAAGATGTTCAACACGGACAATTTAAAGCAATTTTTGTAACTGGTGGTCCAGGTTCCGGTAAAGATATTGTCATCCGTGAAGCCATTGCTTCAGCACGTGCAGTTGAATTAAATTTTACTCAAATCCTTGATATTGTAAATGATAAACACAAATTGGCCATGAAATCTATGAATCCTAGACTTGAGGCTGTGCGTAGTCGTGGTCCATTAATCATTAACGGACCGGCTGATGATATGGATAAAATTGCTCACATTAAAGAAGAATTGGAAGAACTCGGTTATGAAACTATGATGATTTTTGTCAATACAAGTAATGAAACCAGCAAAGAAAGAAACTCCAATTTAACTCGTATGATGGCTGAATCCGTAAGGCAAGATAAATGGAAGAAAGCGCAAGAAAATATTATACAGTTTAACGAAATGTATAATAACCTGGTAACCTTTGACAACACAGGAAACCTAGATACCAAGGAAGAGGATATAACTAATATATACCATTCCACTAATGAGTTTTTAGATTCAGAAATAATCAATGAAACCTCGTTGGATTGGTTGAACCGGAACAGAAATATAATTGGAGAAAATAATGTTAAGAAAAATTCTAAATCTATTCAGCAAAAAACAGTCGGAAGATACAACCCCTTCTTCATGCGAGCCAAAGGACCAGCCGACATCAAAAGCGACAACTCAGGATCTGTTGTTGGTAGTAGAGACCAAATCAAAGGCGACACCGGCGCAAGGAAAAACACAGGCAGTTCAGTCACCGGCGGTAGTTGGAGTGGCGCCTACGAAGAAACAAGCCCCACGCTCAAAATCAGCGCCCCGCCCAAAGAGCCAAACTTCCAAAAAGACAACGACAAAAACAAAAGGTTAAAAAGAGGCGATAAGTCAGTAAGTGCTGCTCGTGTTGGTAGACCAGATGGTGTTGGTTCTTCATACGATACTAGAGCAGGTGGTCAAGGCGCCGCAGCAGGTGCCGGACTTGGCCAAGTAGGATACAGCGAATCACAAGAATTTAGTAACGCAAGTCAGAATGGTACAGCAATGCTTGGAGCTAAAATGGATCCAAATCCATTGGCAGAAAAGAAGAAAAAGAAACTGACTTTTAAAGAATATAACGGTTTTCAAAACGATGGCGAATCTGGTTTAGGTGGAGTATTAGGTGGTGCTAGTAATAAAGAAGGTATGGATACCTATAAAGATCCAAATAGAAATATTGGAAATGACGATACTGTAAAGAAAAAGAAAAGAAAGAATTTTAGGACATGATTAGTTTTAAACAATTTCTAAACGAATCTGCTGCTTGGCGCCGTAAAGAAGGTAAGAGTGCTTCTGGTGGTCTGAATGACAAAGGTATTGCTTCCTATCGTAGAGAGAATCCAGGTTCTAAATTAAAAAAGGCAGTCACAGGTAAAGTAAAACCGGGAAGCAAAGCTGCCAAAAGAAGAAAATCATTTTGTGCTCGCATGGGTGGCATGAAAGGTCCAATGAAGAAACCTAATGGTAAACCAACAAGAAAAGCACTCGCATTACGCAAGTGGAAATGCAGATAACTAGGAGAATAATAAATGTTTGCAAAATCTAAAATTAGTCAGTCAATGATTGATGCTGTCAATTCAGTAATCACAGAAGATAAAAAGCGTCTAATCAATGATGCTGAAATGGATGAAACTGGCTTCCACAAAGCTGCTCATGCTGCTAAGAAGGCAGGTCAATCTCATTTTGAGTTTCAAGGTAAAAAATATCCTGCTACTGCAAAATCCCACAAAGAAGCAATTGAAATGGATGAGGCTTCTGAGAAAGTTCCTACATCAACAGGCATGAAAGTGTATGGTTCTAGTTATGGTAACTCTATGAAAGCTCGTAAAGACCAAACTAAACATTCTGTTGATGATGTTAAAGGTCCTAAGACTAAAGAATTAAAAGCAATGGATAAAGAACCAAAGAAAAATTTGGATGAAGATGGTAACTGTGTTACTCCTGACCAAGCTAAAAAGATTGCTGATAAAGAAGTTGGTAAACACGAAAAAGGTATGCACAAAGGCAAAAAAGGTACTATCAAAGAAGGTTCCTTTGCTGAAAAATTACTCAATATCTACGAAGCTAAATCTTCTGGCACCGAAGAAATTTTTACAGATAACAATCTTGGCGAAGAAGAAATGACTGACGCCCAAAAAAAGAAGCGTGAAAAGATTGTCATGTCTATGAAAAAAGGTGAAGCTGGAATGAAACAGCGTTACGGCAAAAACTGGAAGAATGTAATGTACGCTACTGCTACTAAGCAAGCAATGAAAGAAGATTCTTCTGATGAGTGGGAAGGTGAACAATTGGATGAAAAGCGTGGCGCTGAAGCAATGAAAGCTTCTGGCATCAAACAATCTCCAGATAAATTACTTGCTCGTACAGGCATGAATATGGCCCATAAGTTTCCTAGAAAAGGTCAAACTAACCTAGGTAATATTCCAGCAATGAACACTCCAGGCAATAGTCCTGAAACAGATGCTTATGCTGAAAAACGCCGTGGTGATAGAGCAAAAGAACTTAAACCTGCCATTAAATCTGCTTTAGGCACACATGGTCCTAAGGGTAAATTACCTGAAGAAGTTGAGTTGGATGAAGCTTCTCCAGCAAAGAATCAAGATGTTGCTGACAAAGCATACTTAAAACACAAACCAGGTACTGTTAAAGGTACAATGACACAACTTGGTCGTTTCCTTAAAGGCAAACCAGAAATTAAAGAATCAAATGATTCACATACTCATGCTGCTCATTATGAAAATGATAAAGGTGAATGGACAGGCATGAATTTGTTTACTGCTAAAGATGATGACGATGCTATTAAACAAGCACAAGCAAAATGCAAAGAAGGTTGTAAGTTATCTAAAGTGGAACGTCATACAACTGTTAAAGAAGATGTTGAAGTTGTACAAGATAAAAATGCAGCTAGAGTTACAACCGATATGTTGTCTGGTCGTGTCGAAGGTGGTAAGTTAAACTCATTCAAAAACTTCAAAGTTAATTTGGTAACTTCTGGTGAAGAAACTATTGCTACTGAAGTTGATAAAGGTGAAGATACAAAAGAGAAACAAAAAATTACTACTAATCCAGGTCCAGTAAATATTAAACTAGATGACAAATTAGCAACTCCTCCACATGAACATTTTTCTTCTGAACACCAAATTACTCATGAAGAAGTACAGATGGATGAAAAAGTAATTGATGGTATGTCTGGTTTCAAAAAAATGTCTAAAGATGTTAAAGACAAATCTGGCGCAGTTCATACACCAATGAGCCGTGCTAAAGATTTGGCTCGTCAGTCGCTTAAGAAATTGAAAAAAGAAACAATGATGGGTAAAATTTCTAACTAAGAGAATCAGATGAAAAAAATTAAAGACATCATTAAAAAGAATCCTGAACCATCTAAGCCAACAAACTCGGATCCTGGCCAATTGGGTCAATATTCGGCTAAGTATCAAATAGCCGAGTCAGCTTCTTTAAATCAATACTTACAGTCTAAAGGTATTGATCCGCAATATGTTTCAAGAGATACTAAAATTGCTCATTCTAAGTCTGCTGCTTATTTGACATGGCAAAAGGCACATATGCGCCGTGAAGATGTAACTATTAAAAGAGATGATGGTGATGCTCGTTCTTTAGACGCACATTCACCAACAATGCGTAGACAAAAAAGGCTAAGTCAAGTTGGTAAGCATTATACTATTAAACCTGTAACTAGTCATACACCACAAGTACCTATTAAAAAAGAAGGTAGTCAAACTCCACAATTAACACCTGAAGCAGTTGGTGATAAACAAGATGCAACAGTTAAAGCTTGGAACAATAGGTATTTGATTAGGAATTTGCTTAAGTATTTGGGGTTGACCGAAGAAAAGAAAGCAAAGCCATCTGCTTTAGAAAGATATCGTGCTGCTGCCGTTGAACGTGAAAAGAAACATAAAGAAACTGAAAAGAATTCTGGTGGTATGACTCCTGCTATTGACCGTTTACAGAAGCACGTTAATAAAGAAGATTTTTCACCTTTATTACATAGTATACACAAAAAAGCAGATGCTGAGCGTAATAAAAACCTTGACAAATTTATAAAAGGTCATAAACAAAGTAAATTGATTCCAACTAAAGAAGGTGTTGGAGACCCACTAGCCGCCACACAGTCACCTGCTGATGGTGCAAATGGTGGTAATGAGTTGTCTGAAAAGAAACGTCAAATGTCCAAATCTGCTCGTATGATTAAGTCATTATACAAGAAAAATGGAATGGTCAAAGAAGATATGTATGACCATGAAAAAGAAGATAAATCAGTTGTTACTTATGGTAAAAAACCTAAGCATGAGAAAGCTGATGACAAAGACAGTAAAGGTGAGAATAAACCACACGCCGCAGCCGTATTAACTGGTGGTACAACGCTAACTGGTGAAAAACGTGATGATATTGAGATTGATCCAATGATGAGAAACCGTCCTGGACAACCTGATGTTACTAAAAAAGATGATAAAGATAAGAAAAAAGACGGTAAAAAAGAAGATAGTAAGAAAGATAAATAGTACTATAACCAAAGGTTTACAAGGAGAAAAAGATGACCTGGTCAAATGATGACAAACCAAACAGCAAACCAAAGTTTGATGCTTTGCGTACAACAAGAGAAGTATTACAATTTACGGTATCAACCGGTAATAATACACCCAACACTATAATTACTGTTAATTATTCAGATGGCGGACCATGGAACAACGTTTCTAACGTAGGTGTTCGTGCCGGCCAATGGGTTTATTTCTATGCAAATGGATTTGGAAATGCTGGTGGCCAAGCAGGTAACGGAGTTCCAGGTTTCTTTAAATCAAATACTACGGTTGCTTCCACTAGAGGTAATACAATTACATTAAGCTCTGGTTTATTTAATAACGTAGCTGCTGGTTTTGGTGTTGAGTTTGATAACGTAATTGCTTATGCTACAAGCAAACCACAAACAGCAAACTATAACTCTGATACGATGTTGATAACACAAACTCGTATGGCCAATATTGCTACAAATCTACCAACAGGAATTACTGCCAATCAAATTGGTAATATGTCTGTAGGTTGGGTTCATGTTCAAAAGAAAACTAATAATGACGGCACAGTTCGTTATTTAAAAGAAACATTGGTTGCTTTAGCTAGTCCAACAGCTTCTAATACTGCTTCTGCTAACGGTAGTTTTGGTCCTTTCTTAGCTGGCCTATAATATCATAGGGATGGGTACCTAAGGGTACCCATTTTAATTATGTTTGAAGAATTGAATGAAGATAATTTTATGATGTATGCAATGAAGTGCTATGAATCACCTAATTGTGTTATGTCAGAATTTGAAGGAGATATTAAAAGAACCAAATATGTCAAACGATTATTTCGTAGATATAAGGTTACTAAAACTCTCAAAGAACGATTGATATTAAATCATATCATCCTATTAAATAATGTTTTTGGTCCAGAAGTTACATCAAGAATATTGTTTTATAGAATTGATGAAAGAGATTATGATATACTGAAAACCTTCTTATCTTATTTGGGTATTATGCCTGAAATGGTATGGGGTATAAATGGTAAAAACATTCGTTCTGCTGATATACCAGTAGATATGAATATCGCAGAGATATTAAGGACAATATGAAATCATTTAAAGAGTACTTAGAAGAGCGTTGCTGGACCGGTTATAAACCTGTTCCAGGTAAAAAAGCTTTCTCTAAAGGTTCATGTGTTAAAGAAGATGGTGTAGCTGTTGCTGGTCCAACTAATACTGCTGGCGGTGGTGCTATTGCCGGCATTGGTGTAGGACCTAAAGGTGAACCTGGCGTTAATATGAAGAAAAGAAAAAAGAATCCTATTTTAATGGGAATGGGAAAACGAAAGGACTTTTAAGTGATTGAAGAAGTTATTTGGGATGCATTTCACTTAGAGGTAGAAGTAAAAAAAGAAGATAAAGTAACATATGTAAGAATACAAGGTATAGACAGTTTATCCTTGGCAAATTGGATAAAAAGTAAATATCCTAAAATTGAAGTTGAGTGTCGTAAACATATGGCTTTTCAATCTTCGGATCATGACTGGATTAAAATATGTTAAATTGGTTTTTAGGATTATTGCCAACATGGGTACCTTGGGTAATAATTATAGTAGCAATAACATTATTCTTTTTAGAAAAAATTGCTGGCCCATTAGTACCTATATTTTACCGACTGCCAATTAAAATCTTGGCAGTTTTTCTCTTTGCGTTTGGCTTTTATATTGAAGGTCGACAAGATGTTATCGTTAAAGAAGAAGCAAAGATTAAACAAGTTATTTCAGACCAAAATGATATAACCAAAAAAGCAATTGAAGATTATAAAAAACAATTAAGTAAAGTGAGTGATAAAAATGTTGAGATTTCTAAAACAATTACTAAAACTGACGACCGTATGTGTGTTGTGCCTCAATCTTTTGTCCGCCTGCACAATGACGCCGTTAAGAATTCCCTTTCCGACTCCACCACAAGAGTTGATGGTGCCGCCTCCGGAATTGAACTCTCTACAGCAGAAGAAGTTATCGTAAACAATTATGGTCTGTACCATAAGATAACAGAACAATTAAAAGCTTTACAGAAATGGGTATCCGACCAGAAAGCACTTAATCCATGAAGAAATTATTATTGATTACACTTTTGTTACTATCTGGATGTTCACTATGGGTAGCAAACTATGACACCAATGAATATGTTTTAGTCAATAGAATTAGAACTATTGCTCAAACAAACAAAACTTGTGATGAGATTACAGTAAAGGATTTATATTTTACGGCAAAAGAATTAAATAACTTTAGTCAATACCTGCCAAGAAATCAACAAACTGTGGAATTAAATAAAAAGTTACTATCATTGGTTATGGAACTATATGATAAAGAGCCACCAATTGGTATTGTTTACTGCAAGGCAAAACTAAATATTATAGAAATATCCGCAGAGGAAATACAAAAAGTTATGGGGTCTAAACCAAGATGAATAAATTAGAACAACTTGCAAATTTAGCACAAAGTTATAAAGCCTCATACGACAATAAACAATTGTCTGCCGCCGAATTTAAAGAATTAATAGAAGATTTAAAAATTATGGAAAACATTCAAGCCAATGCAGATTCATTAAAATTAAATGAAGAAGCTTATGCTACTTTGATGGGAATTATCACATTAGTTGGAGCAATCTATTAAATGGAATTAACTAAAGAACTACTAACAAAATTAATCCCTAATAATCCAAACATTGATGGATGGTATAACGCACTATCTAAATTGTTACCAGATTATGAGATTAATACTCCACAACGTATGGCCGCATTTTTTGCACAATGCTCTCATGAATCTGCTGGTTTCACAGCATTAAAAGAGAACTTAAACTATCGTGCTGAAACATTAAGTAAAGTTTGGCCTTCTAAATTTCCAGCTGATGTGGCCACACAATATGCCGGTCAACCAGAAAAAATTGCCAATCGTGCCTACGCTGGCCGCATGGGTAATGGAGATGAGGCGTCTGGTGATGGTTGGAAATACTGTGGTCGTGGTTTAATTCAATTGACAGGTCATGACAACTATCAGTCATTTGCCGATTCAATCGAAACACCAATTGAACAGATTCCCGATTACTTACAAACATTTGAAGGTGCCGCACAATCAGCTTGCTGGTTTTGGGAAACAAATAATTTAAACAAACTCGCTGATTCTGGCGATATTAAAACCATGACTAAAGTAATCAATGGTGGTTACATTGGACTTGATGACAGAATTGCACATTATGAGCACGCATTAAAAATTTTTGGAGCTTAAAATGGCAGAAATTAAAAACGAAGATTGGATGCAAAAAAGATGGCGTCCTGCCATGGGTTGGATGTATATGATTGTCTGTATGTTTGATATGGTTATATTTCCTATTTTATGGAGTATACTTCAAGCAGTAAATCACGGCCAAGTTACGAATCAATGGCAACCATTAACATTACAAGGTGCAGGATTATTCCATATCGCTATGGGTGCTGTTCTTGGTATTGCCGCTTTTGGTAGAACACAAGAAAAGGTTGCGGCCACCACATCAACCACACCACCAGCACAATGAAAAAATTAATTCTACTATTCACTTTAGTATTCTCGGTTAATTGTTTTGCAGTTTCGACAAAAAAAGTTTGCCATGAAAAAAATGGTAAACAAGTCTGTAAAATAATTAAAATTCATAAAAAGCTAGATGGTACTAAAGTACCAGATGCACCAAAGAAAAAGAAGAAGTAAAATGATAGACGATGACATCAGAGTTGATGTTGGTGTTTTAAAAACACAAGTATTGACTTTATCATCATTATGTAATAAAATGGACCAAGTTATTGAAAAACTGGTAGACCAACACGACCGACACATAACAAAGGTTTATAACGACATGGATAACCGTAGATTAGAAACGGATAGCGATGTA